TCCAGTCACCTTTAGTGTAAGGGGTGATTCTTATACTGATGGTAAATCAGTTGTAATTTCATCTAAGATGGATGATAAAGATTTTGATTCAACTGTTGGGTTGGCACTGCACGAAGGTTCTCACATTAAGTTAACCGATTTCAATACATTAGATACAATCAACAACAACATCGGATTGGTTGTTGGTAAAGATTACATTACTCATCTGATGGATAAACACAATATGACTGAGTGGGACTGTCAAAATTGGGTTTCAAAAGTTGTAAAAGATTTGTTGAATGTAATCGAAGATAGGAGAATCGATTACTACATTTACAGTACATCGCCTGGTTACAAAGGTTACTACCACGCTATGTACGATAAGTACTTCAACTCTAAGATAGTTGATAAGGGATTACAATCCTCTGAGTATAGAGATAACGATTGGGAATCTTATATGTTTAGAATCATCAACATCACTAATAAGAATAGAGATTTAGATGCTCTTCCAATGTTGAGAAGTGTATGGAATCTGATGGATTTGAAAAACATCGATATGATAAAAGATACCAATGGTTCGTTGGTGTTGGCTTCACAGATTTTCAAAGTAATTGAGAATTCACTCCCACCATCAGAAAAACCAATTCAATCACCTAACCAAAAGAATGATGGTGAGTGTGATGGTGAAGGTGATAGTGATGAACAATCTGAAGGTAGTGGTAACGGTGGTGGTGGAGATAACTCTGAAACTAATGGTACTGATAATACCGAAGGTAATGGTGGTGAATCAAAAGATGGTTCTAACGGTACTGATGATTCCAAAGGTGATGCAGAAGGTGATGATGTAAAGAGTGGAAGTAGAGGTTCTTACAATCCTAATGGTGCTGGTGGTAGTGGTTCTGATTCTCAAATCACCGATGAAAAAACACATTGTTCTGAAGGTAACGGTAAGTTATCAGATAGACAAAAGAAACAATTGGATAACGCTATTGAGAAACAAAAGAAGTTTCAGAATGGTGATATTCAAAAGAAGAAAGTTTCCAAAACTGAATCTAAGAAGATGGAAACTTTAGATAAGAGTGGTGTTGAAGAAAAGTTGGCTGGTAAAGATTATCACAATCCAAGTTACTACAGAAACAGTAAACAAACTCCTGTAATGCTTGTGAAAAACTACACTAAACAATTAGCCGATTCTGGTATGATTAGTATGTTATCTACTTACTCTTGGAGTGTTGATAGAAACTCTGAAGCAATTAACAAAGGTATTATTTTGGGTACTGTATTAGGTAAGAAACTTAAACTTAGAAATGAGGAAAGAAGTTTGGTTACTCCAAGAATGAAGAATGGTAAAATCGCCGGTAGATTGTTACATGAATTGGGAATGGGTAATGTTCAAATCTTTGACCAGATTTCAATTAACAAACACAATCCCGCTTTGGTTCACATCTCTATCGATGCTAGTTCATCAATGGGTGGTTCAAAGTGGAAACAAACTCAAACATCGGCAGTTGCTATCGCTAAGGCCGCTTCAATGACTTCTAACTTAGATGTGGTTATATCTTACAGAAGTATTCAACATGATGGGAATACACAACCACTTATGTTGATTGCATACGATAGTAGAAAAGATAAGTTCTCTAAGATTCAACAATTGTTCAAATATCTTAATCCTTGTGGAACTACTCCTGAAGGTTTATGTTTTGAAACTGTTTTAGATGACATCATCAAAACTAACAAAGGTGTTGATTCTTACTTCATCAACTTCTCAGATGGGTGGCCAGGTTTCTCTAACAGAGATATCGATTATGGTGGAAACGCCGCGGTTGAACACACCGCCTCTCAGGTTAAGAAAATCCAACAAGCGGGAGTTAAGGTTCTTTCATACTTTGTGTATGATGGTTACGAAGGTGGTATCGATAACTTCAAAAGAATGTATGGTAAATCAGCAACATCAGTAGATTGTACGAATCTGATGGCGTTGACTAAAACATTGAACAAATTGTTTCAATAAAGATTTAACAATTTCTTAACATTAGAAATTTGGAAAATCAAAATAAAAGTCGTACTTTAGTAGAGTAATAAGAGTTAAGAGTATTAATAATTAAAATTTAAAATTTATGAGTAACAAATCACAAAGAGCAGTTTTCCTTCAAGCGAAGAGAAACGAAAGTAAGGAAATCATCCTTACAGATTCAGCGGGAGTGGAATTCTTCGTTCCCCAAATAAATGAAAAAGGTTCATCACTTTATAAGAGGTGTGTATCTGCTTGTAACAATCCAACTAAGTATTGTATCAAAGCAAGAATCAAAGGTAATCTTACCAATGGTTCTGTTGAGTTCAACAGAGTACCTGGTGAGAAGTTCAATGGTTCTGAACCTGTAACTAACTTTAACAAACCTAATGGTGGTTTGGAACAATATCAAATGAAACAAAAACCAACTATGGAAGTTGCTGAAAAACCAATGGAAGAAGATTTCCTAAAGTTTATTCATACCGAAGCTGATGGTTTGAAACCACAGATGTTGTTTATGAATCCACTAAAGTGGAAGTACCTAATCAGAAACATTCTGAGAGGTAAAAATATTATGATGACTGGTCCGGCTGGTTGTGGTAAAACTATGGCCGCTAAAGCCGCCGCTAATTCCATTGATGGTTACTCTATGGAAATCTTCAACTTAGGTTCTACACAAGACCCAAGAGCCACTCTAATCGGAAATACTCAGTTCGATACTAAGAAGGGTACGGTGTTCTCACCATCACCTTTTGTGAAGGCTATCCAAACTCCAAATACTGTAATCGTATTGGATGAAATCTCCAGAGCACATCCTGAGGCTCACAACATCCTAATGACTGTGTTGGATGCCGGTCAAAGATACTTGAGGTTGGATGAAGCCGCTGATTCACCAGTAGTGAAAGTTGCTGATGGTGTTTCGTTCATCGCTTCCGCTAACATCGGTAATGAGTACACATCGACTAGACAGTTGGATAGAGCGATTGTTGACAGGTTCACAATCATCGAAATGGATACTTTGAATGTTGATGAAGAAACATCACTACTTCAAATGATGTACCCATCGGTTGATGAAACTGTTCTTAACAATGTTGCTAAGATTACTTCGATGACTAGAAGTGATGTAAAGAAAGAAGTTCCTACTCTTTCAAACTCACTATCGACTAGAACGGCTGTTGAGATTGGTTCACTACTTTATGATGGATTCAATCTGGCTGAGGCCGCTGAAATTACTATCTACCCATTGTTCGATGATGCGGGTGGAGCACAATCTGAAAGAACTTTCATCAAACAATTCGTTCAAAAGTTTGTTGGTTCTACTGAAGAAGAAAATCTCTTCAATGTAGAAGATGAAACTTCAGATGATGTTGATTTATCGAACCCATTTTAATTATTAATTATTACTCATCAAATGACCTCCCACTAAAATAGTGGGGGGTTTATTTGGAAGTTAAGAAATAATTTTGTATATTAGATAAAAAATTATATTAAAATGAAAAAAGATATCGTAAAAATCATTCTTGAAACTCTTAGTGAAGATGGATTCTTCAATAATGAGTGGATTGATGAAAACAAATTTAGACCTCGCTTTATCAACTCTGCATCTAAAATTAATTTTACAGATGATTTAGGTAAAGATATGGAAACACTATTTAATCTGGCTGAAACAGTAGCTAAAAGTATTATACAAGAGAATGTAGATACTACAATTGATGGATTGATAGATAAGGGTTTGGTAGAAGAAGTAACCAATGATAAAGGTGAAACAGGTTTTGTATTAAGTAAACAATTAACAAATGGCTAAAAAAAGAACTATGGATGAACTACGACAAGTAAAAGATTCTGTTTATAAACATCCTAATGTAGATTCTGAAAACCCAATCCCTACAGATTTTTGGGATGAGTTATCGGAATCAGAAAAAGAAGCTCTTCACAAAGCACAAGAAGAAGCACAAGAAGAATATCTCAACTATGATGAGTGGGAAGAAATGGATAATGATTTCTACGAACATTTGAGAGAACGATTCCAAAAGGGACCAGATGAGATTGGACCTCGTCAATGGAAATCATTCCAAAACAAAGTAGTACCAATGCAACTGATGGTGATACCAGCGGGTAGACAACACGATGGTGAAAAATCAGTTCAATGGTTTCATACTATTGTAGAGGATTTAACACATGGTGAATGTAATGGTGAATATGCACTGATTACAGAAACCGAATTATCAGAAAAGTATAACATTAATTTTAATAACTAAAAATACAATTATGAAGTATTATATCGCAAAAGTAAAAGTAATCTCTACCGATGATAAGGGTAGACAAAAAAAGAATATCGAACAGTATTTGGTTCACGCAGTATCAGTAACCGATGCAGAAACTAAAGTTCACGAAGAATTTAAAAATGATTCTGTAGAGTTTGAAGTTGGTTCTGTAATAGAAACCAAAATTATTAAGGTTATAAAATAAATATATGATATCCTATAGTACAAATGAAACAGTAATCGTATCAGTATTTGGTAAGAATAAAGTTGGCCAAATAACAGAAAGACAAAAAACAGTAAAGGGTTATCGCTATACTGTTACAACTGAAGATGGTAGAATAGTTGAAGAACTATATGTGGATGATAATAGTGTAACATCATTTATAGATAGCCGATTAACAAGGTCGTTTAATAAACACTTAGAAAATGGAAATTGATAAAAATAAATTTAAAAGGTTAAAAAGAAAGGTTTTAAGAAAGTTCCCTAAAGCAAGTACACAACGAACATCCGATGGAAAGTTCTTTGTATCAGATGGAACAGGTAATGTTCTATTAGATGAGTATATGATACCACCACAAAAGACTGTAGCCGCGGCTTGGTTTTGGATGGCGGAAACTATGAGAGTAAATCAAAACATAGAAAGAACTCACCCTAATAGAATGGATTTAAAATCGTTTGAAGCTAAGTTTGCTAGATTATCTAAAAGAAATCGTAGGTAATATAGTTTCATTAAAGTTTATTTTATATTTATTAACAAATAGTTAAACAATTAAAATACACTTCAAATGAAAAGATATTCAGGAAAGCCGAGAGGTAGAGTAAACTTAGGTGGGGCAACTCATCAAAAAGATAGAGATAAATTAAAAAAATTAGGTAAGAATTACAACTCAATTGATTTCGAATTAAGTGATAGAATTACTGAAGGAAATTATAAAGATAGAAGTCAACCAATTGGAACTTTAATCGTAGGTAATCAAAGAGTGGATTTAACTTGGTCCGAATGTAATAAAGTATTTACTACATTAATGGATGCACAGAATTCACACAAAAGAAAAATTCAATTAGGGTTGTTTCAATAAAAACAACTGAATGAATCCGAAGGATTTTTTTAAAGAATTAGGTTTAGGTGATGATGATTTACAACAAGCTCGTGAATGGGTTAGTTATAAAAAGTTTGCATCATCCGTACCAGATGTACTTAAATTAGATGAGTATGTTAATACGGTTTATAAACACGCCGTAGATAAAGATGCTAAACCACATCAATGGTTCTCTGAAAGATATATGAAAGAAAAGTATCTATTAGAAGATATCTTTATTACAGATGAGTACATCCATAAACTTCAAGATAGGATTCTACAGATTGGTGAAAAAAACCCACCACCACATATAGTAAAATTTTTAGCCGTTTGTATTGATACAGTACAAAAAGAAAACAAAGCATTATCTAAAGATTGTTTAATCTTTATGAACCAAATCTATAAGGGAAAGTTATAATCCCCAATATTTATAATTGAGATGAGTTTAAACTACATAGAAGAACCGTACAGAGAAAAGATAATTAATATACTATCAACCAATGATAGTGATGAAAAAAAATATCAAAAACTAAAACTGTATTTAATTAGTGAACCTTATTTCAAACACTTTACATCAGAACCATCTTGGTTAACAAAAGAAATTATAAAAGACTTTGGGAGATGAGTATGGCTACCGTAGAATATTGGGATGAAAATGAATTCAAGTTCTTTGAAACATTGGAAGATGAAGATAAGTTATTGTACTTATACGATTTGATGATTGGTGAGTTCGCCTATCTACCTATTCACGAAGAAATGGAACGTTTAGATGCGGAAGAAAGAGAGTTAGCTCGTTTAATGAAAGCCGCAGAAGAATTAGAAGGTGAAGTAGATGATAACTATGATTTCGAAAGAGATAGAAACGAAGTTAAAATCGAATTTGTAAAAGGTGATGATAGAGATATTATTAATATCTACGGGCCCACATTAGATTTATTAGTGAAAGTGGCCAATGATTTACAAATGAATGGTATGATTTTAATGAATCGTAAAGTTGAATTCACTAAGTACGAACCTTGGCAAGTAATTTTAACCTTTGATATTATTGGAAACACTCCACCATTTTCAGTTAACTGACATTTTGTCATACACAAATAAGAAATACTGACAAACAGTCTTAAAAAATCCTTTGGTACACAATTGGTACTATAACAATCATATAAATTAATTGTTTAACTAAAACTAAAAAGGGAAAAAATGATTTTAACAATGAATAACGCATGGAACTTAATGGATGAAGTGTTTAACCATCCTCAAAGAGAAACTCGTAATATGAGAATCGAAGATGATGTACTCACTATGGAGTTTGATGTACCTGGCTTATCGAAAAAAGATATCAATGTAAAAGTAGAAGATACAGTTCTTTCTATTGAAGGTGATAATGAAAAAAGAACATTCAATAAAAGATACAACATTCAAGAAGATTGGGATGTATCTAAAACAACTGCTGTTGTAAAGGATGGTGTATTAACTATATCGATTCCAAAGGTAGAAGAAAAAAAGACTAAAGTAATTGAAGTATCCGTTAAATAATGTTCAATAGAGAAGTTGTTAATGTAAATAACACTCTATGGATAGTTCAAAGGAAGATACGAATAGACCATATGCCTATTATATCTACTTGGAAAGAACACTTACGTTCTGATAAAGTATTTAAAAAAGAACCTTACTATTATTTTTGTCAAGAAGTTACGGATGTAGAGTGGGAAGATATTTAACAATTTCTTAACATAGGGGGCTTGTATAGTCCCCTATTTTTTTGTATATTAGTATAGAATTAAAAATTACACATTATGAATTTAGGATATGCCTGTATCAATATGACATTGGGTAAACAGAAACCCAAAATCACAACCAACCGTAGTATGATAAAACGTACCTTCACAGAGAAAGGTATTCCATACGCTTCAGAGTTGGCTATTCAAAACACCAGAGACCTTATTGAGATTATCAAATGGAATCATCAGAATGGTATCAACTTCTTTAGGTTGAGTTCTGAGTTGTTCCCTTGGGCTAGTGAGTACAACTTATCAGAGTTACCTCATTACCATCGTATATCTAATCTTATGGCAGGTGCTGGTAATCTTATCAAAAAGTATAATCAACGTATTACATCACATCCTGGCCCATTCAATGTGTTGGTATCTCCAAACGAAAGAGTAGTACAGAACACCATTACAGACCTTTCTATACATGGTGAGGTGTTTGATATGTTGGGATTATCTCGTACACCTTACAACAAACTTAATATTCATTGTAACGGTGTGTATGGTGATAAACAATCTGCTATGGATAGATTCTGTAAAAACTTTGAACGTTTACCTGAATCAGTTCAAACTCGTCTTACTGTAGAGAACGATGATAAGGCATCTATGTATTCAGTAAAAGATTTGATGTACATACATGAACGTATTGGTATTCCTATTGTATTCGATTATCACCACCACAAATTTTGTACTGGAGATTTATCAGAGGAAGAAGCATTGAAGTTAGCAGTATCTACTTGGCCTGATGGAATTACACCTGTAGTTCACTATTCAGAATCTAAAGCTTTACATGAGAATAATGAGAAACTGAAACCTCAAGCACACTCAGATTATATCAATGAGATTCCTAATACATATGGTTTAGATGTTGATATTATGGTAGAATCTAAAGCTAAAGAACTTGCTATTTTAGATTACCTTCAGTAGAAGGCATAGTATTCCGTTTTAGGATGTTTTAGTATTAATTCTAATTATTTTAATACTTATTACTAAGTCAATGAGGATGTTTACATCCTTATTTTCTTATATTTAAAATATGAATTTGTAAATAAATACAATTCTCAAATTTAATAAAACTAAAAATATGGATATTGTTAAAAACTTTTTTTCAAAAAAGGTAGGATTTGGGTTTTTGATGGTGTTTTCAACATTATCTTTAGCTGGAACTGCTGCATATTATTCAGTATTTGGACTGAGTTCTTTGTTTGCTGGAGCAAGGTTTGAAGTAATCATAATGGCTTCAGCATTAGAGTTAGCTAAATTAATCGTAGCATCATATCTACATAACCATTGGAAGAAATTAGGATGGATGTTAAAATCATATCTTACATTGGGTGTGGGTATCTTAATGATTATAACCTCAGCAGGTATCTATGGATTCCTTACATCAGCATATCAAACTACTGCCGACCAATTAACTATCGTAGATAAACAAGTTGCTGTGGTTGAAATGAAAAGAGATAGATTCTCTGAATCGTTGGAAGGATACAAAGTAGAAAGAGCTCAACTTAGTGAATCTATATCAGAACTTACAAAAGGATTATCAAATAATACCATCCAATACAAAGATAGAGAGACTGGTGAAATCATCACTACAACCTCATCATCTACTCGTAGAGTTTTAAACGCTCAGTTAGATGATATGAAGGAACAACGAAATAGTGTTTCGATTAAGATGGAAGCAGTTACCGATTCTATTACAAAATTAGATTTACAGATTTTGGATTTAGAATCCAACAACGAAGTAGCGGCAGAGATTGGCCCACTTAGATATATGGCTAAGATTACAGGTAGACCGATGGATGTAATTGTGAATTGGTTCACTCTAATGATTGTATTCGTATTCGACCCAATGGCAATCGCTATGGTAATCGCAGTAAACAAATATATTGGTAGAAGAGAAGAAGAGGATGATTATTTCACACAAAGAAATAAAATGATGTACAAACATACAATGATGAATGGTGAGAAACATAAGAAAGTGAAAGATAAACTTTCTCAAGAAGAAATGATTAAGAAGAACGAAGAGATTCTTGCTACACCAAAGTATGAAGTAGAAGATGTGTATGGTAACGTAGAAGTTTACGATGAAAAGCCTGTTGATGTTGAAGAACAAAACGAACAAATATATAATGAATTTTCAAAACCTTATTCTGATGGTGTAGATTTAAGAAACTTTCAATCTGAATCAAAAGATACTACTGATGAGGATGATATAAAAACTTATTAAAATACTTGGTATTTCAAAAAAAATGTTGTATATTTGATTAAGTTTAACTAAAAAAAAGTTATAATAGATGAGCGATTTATATAATGATGGACGATATCCAACTTCAAATCAAACGGATGTTACCGAAGAAAAAGAAAAAGTATCGGCAAGAGAATTACACTTTCAAGAGTTTAGAGAGTTTGATTACGGATTAGATATAGAAGATAATATAATTTTAGTACAGGATGAAATATCACAAGGTATGGTATTTGATTGTATATCAAAGGTTAGATTACTCAGAAAGATTAATCCAGAATTAAAATCTATAACACTATTGTTAAACTCACCAGGTGGTGATGTAGTAGAAACATTGGCACTAATTGATTACATTAGAACTTTAAAAGATAACGAAGATATCTCTACTAACATAGTATGTAGAGGTTCTGCTATGAGTGCCGCGGCATTATTACTATCCTGTGGAACTGGTCTTAGAGCCGCATCAAAACATTCTAAGGTTATGGTTCACCAACTATCAACAATGAATTTTGGAAAGTTAGAAGATATTAAATCAAACGCTAAGTTCGCAGAACAATTAGAAGATGATTGTAATACACTTATGGCTGAAGTTACAAAAAAAGATAAAGAGTTTTGGAAAGAAAATCAAAGAAGTGATTACTTCTTATCTGCCAATGAAGCATTAGAATTAGGAATTATAGATAAAATTATTTAAGTTATGGAATGGAATTATAAACCTTTAGGGGATAGAGTAGTAGTAGAGATACTAAAAAGAAACGATGAAAAAACCAAAGGTGGTTTATACAAACCATCAGGTTCAGAAACCACAATGTTGGGTAAAGTTATTTCAGTTGGTGATGGATTGTTCACACAGACAGGCGATTCAATACCAATGAGTGTTAGTGTTGGTGATACGGTTCTATTAGATGGGACTGGATTCAAACACAAAAATGGTGGTAAGACATACCACATATTTAGAGAGAGTGAATTATTGTCTGTATTATTTGAAAATAAAGATTAAAAATTATGGTACACATTTTAGATGAAAATAAAATTAAAGAGAATTACGAAAAGTTTAGAAAACTAATCAACCAAACTTTTACAGGTGAAAGATTAGAAAAACTAAATAAGATGTATGATGAGTTAGAAGATAGAATTATCCTTACTCCAGCATCATCAACAGAACATTTCCACAACGCATTCGCTGGTGGATATATTGACCATATTCTTAGAGTTACATATAACGCCGTTAAGATTTATGATTTATATAAAGAGTTAGGAATGCCTTTAGATTTTGAAAAGGATACTCTAATCTTTACAGCACTTCATCATGATTTAGGTAAGGTAGGTAATCACGAAGAGAATTGGTACATCCCAAATGATTCACAATGGCATATTGAGAATCAAGGAAAGATTTATAAGACGAGTTCCAAAATGCATTGGATGAATCTTAATGATAGAACTATGTGGTTGTTAAATCACTATGGTATCAAACTTACTGAAGAAGAATATATCGGAATTAAATTAACTGATGGATTGTACGATGAAAACAACAAAGAGTATTACATTACTTATAACAAAGATAATGTAATTAAAACTCAGTTACCATTTATCATGCATCAAGCTGATTTATGTGCCGCTAACTTCGAAAGAGATAGAGTTATAAACTCTGATAAAAAAGTTCAAACTAAAAATGTGGGTGGTAGACCTACAAAGAAAACAAAATTAGAAAATGTAACAATGCCAGAGAAGATTGATTTCAAATCTATCTTTGGTGATGTGGAAGCTTAATATGGAATTACAATACATAATTTACATAGCACCTGCTATTCTAATAGTTCTACTTTATGTAGTATGGAATTTACTTCGTAAGGTAGAACGTTTAGAAGATGAGATAGAAAAATCTGATGAACAAATAGAATCAATCTATTCAAAAATATCTGAATCGTATCAAAGGATGAAAGATGCGGATAGGTTAGGTTCATTTGAATCAGATGATGAGAGTGGTTTTATTTGGAATCAAATAAAATCTATATTAGATGATTTAAAAAACGAATATAACATAGATGCCTAGAAAACGAAGAAAGAGAAGTAAAAGATATTTTACTAAAATCACAGAGATTGCTATAAATGCTTATAACAATTGTGATGATATTAAACTAAAGAACAAAATATATAATCGTTTCATCCATTATCCATTTGATAAATTGGCTGAAAATGTAATTCACACTTACAAAACATATTACTTTGATGTACCATATGAAGATGTAAAGGCAAGTGTAGTTGCATTTCTGAATGAAAAGATTCATAAGTTCAATGGTGAGAATGGTAGAGCCTTCTCTTACTTCACAGTAGTAGCTAGAAATTATTTATTCAATGAGAATAATGCAAACTACGCTAGGATGAAATCAAAAGAGAAAGTATCAGCGATTGATACATCTCGTAATATTGTAAACGAAATTGTAGACCAGAATAATAAAGAATCTAAATCAGATTTCGTAGACCATTTTACAAAATATATAGATTATCATTTGTATGAATTATTCTTAAAAGATAGAGATAGAGCTATCGCAGATTCAATAAATGAATTATTTAAGACCAGATATGATTTATATTCGTACAATAAGAAAGCACTCTACATACTTATTAGAGAGAGAACAGGTGTACATACACAATACATAACTAAAGTAGTTGGTAAACTAAAAGGTATTTATGTTGAATTGTACACCGAATATAATCAAAAAGGATATTTATCACTTAGATATAAATTAAAGGATAGTAATGGATAAAGATACTGAATTATTTAAAGGAAAAACATTTGCTGATATCATGTCGGATGTTTACCATAATTCTAAAAAGAAGGATAGACAACTAAAACTTCTTATTGCACAATTAGAACCATTGGTAAAAAACCTACAAGATGCTACTGTAATTGTTCCTTTGATAAAAGAGTACATGGAAGTGGCTGTAAGAAACGATGAACAGATTGTTAAATTGGCGGCAATCATTCAACGAATGATGAAGGATGAAAACTCAGGTGAAGGTGGTGGACTTGGATTAAGTGATGAAGAGAAAAAACAACTTTTAGAAAACGCCAAAGCAATCGATAATAAGATTGATGCTCTTAGTAATACAGAGGGAGATGAGTAATGAGTGTATCAGTAGCTACAGTACAAAAAATAATATTAAAGGATAATGATGTAAATGAAGTTTATGAAATCCAATGCTTCAATCAAAAAAATCCTAATCAACAGATAACGGCATATCCATATGATTTATCTTTTAGAAGAATCCCACTAATAGGGGAATCTGTTGTATTGATAAGAGCTTCACAACCCGAATCAAATCCAGCTAAAAGAGAATCTAACCAAACCTTTTATTATCTAAATCCAGTAGCGATTCAAAGGAATCCACATAATAACTCATTACCAACATCCAAAACATTATTATCGACAGGAGCATCCGCATCGGGTTATGAAGCCGCCGCTGCTGGAGTTCCAGGTGTAGGTGGTAGTAGTAGTGATAAAAAATTAGGTGATGGGTTTTCCGAAAGAACTGATGTAGGTTCTGTACAACCATTTATCGGTGATGTTCTTTTAGAAGGTAGGTTTGGACATTCAATGAGATTTGGATATACTCCTAAAGGAAGTAAAACATCTGAGAAACCATCGTGGAGTTCATCTACGGATAACGACCCAATTACAATTATATCTAACGGTAGAAAGAGTGGTGGTTCTTACAACAAGTTTATTATAGAAGATGTTAATGATGACCTTTCATCTATATGGTTGGGTTCATCACAAAAGATAAAACTAAAACCAGCTCAAAACGGAATTGGTGGAGCAGATAACCCATCATCATATTCAAATTCATCTATATACCTTAATTCGGACAGGGTATTCTTAAACGCTAGAAATGAAAAAGTTATTATAGCCGCTAAACAAGATATTATAAATGCAACACCAGGCTGGCAAATGGAAATGGATAAACTATTTACAGAGATTGAAAAGTTGGCAACAGAGTTAAAAAATCTAACATCGGCCGCCGCTACTTTCGCAACCGGAGTTGGACCAACAGGCCCGGCTACTAATGCAAGTAAAGTGGCAACTATCGTAAGTAATATAAAAGCAATGAAACAGTAAGAATAAGTTATGGCAGCAGTATGGCCCGCATATATCACAAAAGTAGGTGGATACCTAAACTCAGCAACTGAAGGTAAGACTTACAGAAAAACCGCTCAGAAACTAGCTGGTGAATATGCCATTGCAGTATCATCGGTTTTTACTGTTGCACCGGCTGGAATAAATGGAATTCAAACTCCGGCTCCAATTGAACCAATGGTAAATGCTATAGAAAAATGTTTAAAAGATATTAATGATTCAGAAAGTAGACCTAAACTAAATCATTTTACTGGATGGGCTACTTCAGTATCTCAATATTGGTTAGCAACTGTATTCTCACCACTTGTACCAGACCCATTACATATAGCATCTTCGACTGGAGCACCAGGATTATTTATACCAATTACGAATGTTGTTACAAACGGTGGGGCAATAGCACCACTTAAAGCAGGATTGTTAAATGCATTTACTCATCCAACATCACCAGTACCATATGGGATTCCAATGGCAACAAAATTACAAATAGCATTTCAATCACATTTACTAACTGTAGGGGGTGTACATACAATGGGAGTTGTAAGTGGAACACCAGTTTCACCAATACCAATCCCAACGTTACCGATACCTTGGATTCAGTTAGTATAAAACAAAAGTTTTTAATATTTATATATAAAGTATGGAATTATGAAAGCAAAAGATTTAGCACAATTATTAGAAGTAATCGTAAGAAAGGTAGTTCGTGAGGAACTAAAACCTATCTTGTCTGAGGTTAAGAAATCTCAAAAACCGATTATAAAAGAAATAAAATCTAAAAAAGTTAAAGTAGACCCATTAGAAATTGATATGGGTAAGATTTTAGCAATAGAAGAAAATAAAAAAGTATCTAAACCAAAAACGTTTGTACAAAACGAAATGTTAAATGAGATGTTAAACGAAACACATCAAAGTGGTGAGTGGAGAAATTTAGATGGAAATCCATATACATCCAATCAAGCACAATCATTTATGAGAGGTGGTTCTGCAACGGTAGCACCAACACAGGATATAGATGGTAGACCTGTTGATGTGAACAATCAAGAAGTTGCTAGTGTAATGAATGTTATCAATAAAGATTATTCTCAATTGATGAAAACTATTGATAAGAAAAAAGGAAGATAGTTAAATGGCCAAAGAAAGAAAAGAATATTTCTATAACCCAATAGATTTTAGGCCTGATGTTGCAGTTGGAGTAAAATTACCATTTGGTAAACCCAATGGATTATTCGCTCAAAGTTTTACAACTGAAGAACAAGCAGTATCTAATTTAAAAAATCTATTATTGACTAGAAAGGGTGAAAGACCATTCCAACCTTTGTTTGGTTCGGATGTGTATTCTTTACTTTTTGAATTGATAGATAGAGATATTGAGGAAAGAATGTCTAAAACACTTTCTGATGATATCAAATTTTGGTTGCCTTATATAGTTATTGATAACATATCTATTGATACGAATCCTGATAGAAATAGTGTTAAGATTCAGTTACGATTTAGAGTTACAGAACAAGGTGCAAACGAACAGATAATATTATTTATAGATTCTGAAGGGGCTTATTTAGAATAGGTTTAAATTATGAAGAAAGTAAAATCAGATTTAGTACAAAAAGATGTATCGTTAATCGGTAGAGATTTTGGTGAGTTTAGAAAAAACTTAATTGAGTTTTCTAAAAATTATTTCCCAAATACATTTAACGATTTTAATGAATCATCTCCTGGTATGATGTTTATGGAAATGGCATCATATGTGGGTGATGTGTTATCATTTTATACAGATACACAATTAAGAGAATCACTATTAACTACGGCAGAAGAAAATGTAAACCTATTTAATATTGTAAACTCATTAGGTTACAAACCAAAAAATATTATACCAGCATCCGTAACATTAGATGTATTTCAATTAGTACCGGCAAAGGGTAGTGGTGATAATGTAGCTCCTGATTATGATTACGCTATGACTTTAAATGAAGGCATGGTAGTTGGTTCAACAGATTTTTCAGATGTGGAGTTTACTACAATATCTTCAGTTGATTTTTCATTTTCATCATCATTTGATGCTACTGAGGTATCGGTTTATCAAATAGATGAAAGTACAAATGAGCCTGTTTATTATCTTTTAAAGAAACAAGTAAAGGCAACAAGTGGAAAAGAAAAAACCAAAACGTTTGAATTTGGTACACCAAAGATTTATGATAAAATAAAAATCGAAGATGATAATCTAATCAGAGTAAAAAATATAAAAGATTCAGATGGTGATACTTGGACAAGAGTTCCATACTTAGCACAAGATACGGTATTCGAACAAATAGATAACAACGAAGATAATTCCACATACTTACATCAGTATAGTGGTGATACTCCTTACTTATTAGAGTTAAATAGAGTTCCTAAAAGATATGTAACAAAGTTTGAAGATGATGGAATTTTAAATATTTGTTTTGGTGCAGGTATCTCATCAAATGCTGATGAAGAAATAATTCCTAATCCTGATAATGTAGGTTCAGCACTTTATACAGAACATCAGAATTTAGATTCATCATTAGACCCATCAAACTTTCTATACACCAAAACATATGGAGTCGCTCCTTCAAATACTACACTAACTGTAACCTATTTAGTAGGTAATGGTATTGTAGATAATGTACCTGCTAAAGATTTAGTTAATGTATTATCAAGTACAACAACTATAAAAAATGAAATAAATCTTAATGATGCGTTAGTTAGATTTGTTAGACAATCTTTAGCGTGTTCAAATCCAGGCCCAGCAATCGGTGGTAAAACTACAGAAACTCAAGAAGAAATTAGACAGAATGCAATGGCATTCTTCGCCGCTCAAAATAGAACCGTAACAAGAGAAGATTATGTAATGAGATGTTACGCACTTCCACCTCAGTTCGGTTCTGTAGCAAAAGCATATTTAGTACAAGATTATCAAACAGAATATTCTAAAGTAGATGGACAGTTTATCAATACTGAAATTCCAAATCCACTGGCTTTAAATTTATACACTTGTGGATATGATAATAATAAAAACTTAACATCATTAAATCCTGCAACTAAATATAACTTAAAAAATTATATTTCTTATCACAGATTATTAACTGATGCGGTAAATATAAAAAATGCCCATATTGTAAACATAGGAATTAATTTTGAAATTGTAGTTCTTCCAGAATATAATTCGAATGAAGTTCTATTAAGGGCTATTAACAGATTAAGAGAATATTTTGATATAGATAATTGGAGAATTAATGAACCAATTAATATATCTAAAATATATGTAGAAATAGATAAAGTAGATGGTGTACAAACTGTAGTAAGACCTGATAAAGAAGGAAAGGGTGGATTACAGATTGTAAATAAATTTAACGGAAACTATTCACCAAACAAATATAGTATTAGAAACGCAACTAAAGGTGGTATTATATATCCACCTAAAGACCCATCTATATTTGAAGTGAAGTTCCCAAATACAGATATTAAAGGACAGGTAATAACCCAACAGTTCTAAATGAGGATATATTATGATTTATAGAATATACGGACAAAAAGATTCTACTATCTACGAACAAAATACTCGTAAAGCACAGAACTCTGGTTTAGATGAAGTGTTGGAAGTAACTAAGTTCTTTGATGAAGATACTGAAAAAATACACATAGGTAATAGTAGAATTCTAACACAATTTGATTTAACTGATATATCATCTTCTATTGTTAATGGTGATATACCAACTAACGCCGAATGGAAACTTAATTTAACATCTACTCAAGCCGATGAGGTAAAAACGGAATACACATTAGAAGTATATCCTGTATCTCAGAGTTGGTCTGAAGGAAGTGGGCAGTTTTTTGATACACCTCTAAATACAGATGGTTGTAGTTGGGAACGAAGAGATAACGATAATTTATGGAGTACATCAACTACACAAGTATTTAACGGAGTTGAAACTGAACGATTACCAACTGAAGGTATTGTATTATATGAAGGTTTTAGTGAAGGTAGTGGTTCAGCATTCTTAACTGAATCAATTAATGATTTTAATGGTAACGTTCCATTCACTTTCTTACAAAATCAATCACTAATTATATCAGCATCTAATTTCGCAGGAACAACCTTAGTGTTCCCAGCATATCTTCAGAATGAAATAAACTATGGAGTACAATTTCAAATAGACCCTGCATCATTTGATGATGTAGCTTTTAGAATCAAAACACCAAGTGGAGTTGTTAAAACTGAAGGTGATTACGAAGGGATGGTTGGTGCTATAACCGCATCATCAACTCAATCATTTGATATAACTGCAACTGAAACAGGTGACCACGAATTAAGATTTACATTCTTTGATGGAAGTGGTGATGGTACAACATCAACAGGTTCGTTTGATGAAATATATGTTTATCAAAAAGCGGGTAGTTTAATTGCATGGGAAACGTTTACTCTAAATGAGGGTAATTTTAAATTAAGAAACAGAGTTAACGAAGAAACAACTAATAGTATTAGAATGTTTGCTTCCCAATCTAAATTAAATTTATACGCTGATGAAGGTGGAGCTGATGCACAATTTTCTCAAACCTTACAAGCAGGTTTAAACTATCAATTAACGGCATCAATTAGTCCAGGTGATTTTAATTCTATTGATTTTACACTATATGATAATAATGGATTACCACTAAGAACAGGTATCACCAATCTAACATCATCATATACAACTAACGCAACACAATCAATATCATTTACACCTGTACAAGATGGTGATTACATATTTGCATATACATATTTTAATAGTTCATCATTAGCTGAAAGTGGTTCGATAGATGATTGGAAACTATTCTATTCAGGTTCGTTAGAATCACCTGCGACTAGTGAATCAGGATTCTTAAAAAATACAGGTGGTGGAACATGGTACACTGCATCAATTGATAATACTAAATATTCTCAAACATTCACAAAATCAACATCTGATTTGAATGTAACTGTTACTAAATATGTTAGAGATATATTAGAACAACAAAGACCTAACGATGGGTTTATAATTAAAAGACCGGCATTACAAGAAACTGGTTCTGTTAAATATGGTTCATCAAAATTTTTCTCAAATGATACTCATACAATATATGTACCTACATTAGAGGCAAGATGGGATGATTCATCATTCGTAACAGGTTCACTTAATGAACTTACGGCAAATGATATAACACTATATGTTAAAAACTTAAATTCAGAATATAAAGAATTATCAGAAGCTAAGTTAAGAGTAGTTGGTAGAGAAACATATCCATCAAGAAGTTTTGCGGATTCTAATCCATATACTACTATTAAATATCTACCCGCAACTACTTATTATCAGGTAAGAGATGTTGAAACAAATTTAGTAATAGTACCATTCGATACGACTTATACTAAAGTAAGTTGTGATTCTACTGGTAACTTCTTTAATTTTAGATTCAATACATTACAACCTGAAAGATTTTATCAATTTGAATTCAGAGTTGATAGAAGTGGTACTAAACAATACTTTGATGGGTTTATATTTAAAGTGGTAAGATAATGGCAATACAAAATAATACACCAACAGAGAATCAAGTTGAGTTTCGTGATGTAAGAAGAAACTCATCCAACCAAATTGTATCCTATACTCTTGAAGAGGATAGTGGTAAACAATATGGTACGCATAAAGTTCCTGCCGTTACATCTTTATATGAAAAAGATTCTTACAATAGAACAATTCCTCAACTCTCATCTGAGTTAATTGTACCATTACCTGATATCCCATTAGAAGTTATAAGTCAAACTTTTGTAGATGAGGCTAACATTTATGTTCAAGGTATCAGTATAAAAGGTAGTGATGTTGAAGAGGTAATACCAGAAGATGTATTTAGTGGTAGATATGAGTTAACACCAAACGCTCCATCTTATAGAGGTAAAGAATCACCAGGTTGGTTTGATAATACTCACTTTAGTGGTATAAGTTACCACAATGGTGGTGTAAGAGATGCAACCGATAATTTTATTCTGTTTCCAGGATTCAAAGAAGTTTTATGGGATAACGCAGTATTTGGTCCACCACTTACTAATGGTGGATATAGAGTTACCAAAGAACTAATAGAATCAGGTAGAAATCTTAATCTTAGAACAGTAATTGGATTTTCTATAAATAAAGGTAATTCAAACGTAAATGCGAATGTAAGAATTATTAGAAAAAGAATACCGAGTGACCCTGCAAATGTAAGGGAAGTAAACACCGGAACATACGCCGCGGCATATCCAATGATAGAGTTAAGTCACGATATACCAAACGCTGATTTAGTAGAAAATGATATATACGAAGTACAAACTGTAGTTGGTTCAAGAGATGATGGTGTTCACATAATGGGTGATAAATGTATATTTGAAGTAACGGCACAACTTCCTGAAGAAGAACCAATTGTTTGGCCAAATGCTGGTACATCAACATTGGGTGATGCACCAAGTGGTGGTAACGCTAATGATGAAGCTTCAGATGATGCGACGAGTACAGGAGCATAAAGGTAAATTATGGCGATAGAAAGATTTCAAAATAAAGATATTCTGGTAGAATCAAAAGTACCAGTAAATAATGTAAAAGTTTATTCACTTAGTGATGAATCGAATCTTACTGTCACAACACTTCAGTTGGAAGCAAGTAATCTTATAAGTGGTATTAGTACTACTGAAGCTACGAGAAATGTTGGAAGTACACTATACGAATCACCAGCTGGTGGTGGTTTTGAATACAAAACAAAAATAGAATCACACATTTACTCCGCAGACCAATTATTATTATCCAATGAATCAGAATTAGTATATGAATTAAACACTACAGATGATAATGTAAAAACGGATATTTTAATTAATCCTGAAAGAGATGTAAGATTATCTAATATAGAAACAGGATATTATAGTATAGTTTATAATTTTGTTAAATCACTAACACCTGAATTAAAGGTTGTAAACGTTAATGCTGATTTAACTGAAGTTGAGTTAGAAGTTAAGGGTGGTACTTTATCTAAATTATTGGCGAGAATAGAACAAAACGATTCAGAAGTAGATAAACTAAACTTAGGATTGAATTTTGGTAATAATAAAATTCAAACAATAACTGATTTAAGTTTCTATAATAACAAACGAGTTGGTGAAGTAGTTGCATCAGTAATGCACCCAACTGATACTTACAATGATGAAAATACATTTTTTGCCCCTTCACTTGATAGTAAAGACCAAAATCAATGGATTGAATTTTATAGTAGTAAAAAACCAAATGCATTTGGATTTAACGTTTATCAAAACACAGGTAGAAGTGCTAAATTTAATTTAGCAATAAATGAAGTTGGAAACGCATACTATCAAATAGAAGTTGATAGTAATGGTGATTCAATTTATTTCTATGATTCTGATGCGATTGCTGGTTTCGATGTACCAGATGATAGAGAGTATCCATTACCTGCAGGTGAGTATTACGATAACCCACCACGAAGTAATTACACTAGGAGACGTTCTAATATTCAAAGATATTCAAGAGTTAGATATTACAATGAACGATTTGATGGTGCAGTTACAAATGTTGTAGTAAAATTATATAAACCATTAGAAGATGGATTACAACCATTAGGGTGTAGAATAAATGAAATGACTAGGGAATCCTACATTGATAGGATTTTAGTTTACAATGATGCTAAACCTGAAGAACAACCAAACTTCTCATCACCTAACTTTAAAATTGATTTAGGTAACTATGGAAAATCACAAGGTACTGATTTAAAAAGTTGGAATGATTTATTAGATACTAATTTATCTACATCACAACAAATTATAGATAAGTACATTAGTGGTTCATTCGGTGGTGTGAATCTAAATATTGATTATACATACTTTGGTAACTTTGTTAAATACTCATCAGCAGTTGAAAGAGCAAACAATCTTAAATACAAATTAGAATTAGTAGAATCTTATGATGCCCGAATCAAAACACTACAATCTGTTAGTGGTTCTGAGGCCATTACAAACATTTCACAATCTATCTCAAGAAGAGATGCTGTAGTTAGTGGTATGGATGGTTGGGAACGATGGATGTATAATGAAACAACTGGTTCTTTATATACTCATTATAGTTCATCTAACTATCCGTTAGAACCTTGGCCAAAGAGTAGTCAATATCCAAATGTATTATATAGTGTAACATCATCTCAAGCAGAAACATTCTTCAATGGGTTGATTGATTCTGCTAGTATTCACGATGCATTAAATGATGCACGATTAACTAAAGTAGTACCGGCATCAATTGTTGAGGACCCGTTAAACAAAGAATATGTTTTATTCGTAGATATGATTGGACATCACTTTGATATTACCTGGTCTTATGTAAACGCATTAACATCCATCAATGAAAGACAAGAACATCCGTATGATGGTATGCCAAACGAACTTCTTTATGATGTAGCAAAATCTATGGGTTGGAAATTAACACATGGTAAAGATACATCAAACCTTTGGGAGTTTGGATTGGGAACTGATAAATTTGGTAATGTACCTAATAGTGGTTCACTACCATCTAAATCACATGAACAGATTAACTACGAAGTATGGAGAAGAATTGTTAACAACATTCCGTATCTTCTAAAAACAAAAGGTTCAGCGAGAGCGGTTAAAGCATTGATTGCTACATATGGTATTCCTCAAACATTCTTATCAATCAGAGAATACGGTGGGCCTGTAATCGAACATGATGTAAGACCTTATTGGGAACATGATAGATTTGTTTACCATTTAAGAATGGATAATAATAATTACATTGAAGTACCTTGGGATAAGGTTACAGATATAGACCCAATCACATACGCTATCAACGACCCAAATCCTATTGATGTTATTGAATTACAAGTTCAACAAAATCTAAATAGAGATACTGGTATTATTCGTAAGGGTAGTGATTTTGCAGTATTATATGAATCAACATCAAGCTCGGCTACATTTACAAAAGGAAATATTCACTTCTATTTAAGTGGTAGTAGTGGTTATAAATCCGCATCTATAAATAATGTACCATTGTTTGATTCTAATATGAGTACTCTATTAATAGAGAGAGAAAACTCAGTTGATGATATAACACAAGATAATGTATATAAATTACAATACCGAAGAGCTAAAAAAGATAGGATAACAGTAAGTCGTTCCGCAAGTATATCAATTGATGGTTCAACTGAATCATCATATAACGCCGCATGGACTGGTAGTGGAGTGGTTCAATTTGGAAAAGCGTTTGGAACGGTAAGTGGTGCTCCATCATTATGGGGTGATACAAATACAATGAGTGGTTCAATACAAGAAATTAGATATTGGGCTGAACAACTAAAAGATGTTGTAGTTGATGAACACACACTATCAAGAGAAACGTATCATGGTAATGCAGTAACTTCATCTTACTTTGATTTAAAGTTTAGATTCATTCCTGATTCTAATTTGAAAACAATTAATAGTGTTGATTCACACCCATCACAACATCCTAACCAACAAATAACAGGTTCACAAAATGGTTCTCATTTAACGGCATCATTATTCAATTTTGAAAATGATGATTTGATTGGTGTTACTGAAGAGTATTATACAAAAGTACCATCAGCTGGTGCTAACAATATTCTTAATAATAAAGTTAGAACAGAGGATAATCCACTAACATCAATTCTAAATCCTGATAATAAGGTTGAAAAATCACAATATGATTCTGCACCTGTAGATTCAAATGTTTTAGGTGTTTATTTGGCGGCTACAAGAATGTATAATGAAGATATCTACAATCATACAGGTTACTTTGAGATAGATGATTACATTGGTAATCCAGACCAACGAAGTGGATACACCGAACAAAACGAAGAATTAGATTATGTTCGTAGGCAAGTATTTAAAAAGTATAGTTCTAAAAACTTAATCAACAATACAATTGATATTCTCGCTAAATATGATATGACGGTGTTTGAACAAATCAGACAAACCATGCCTGCTAGAGTTGATTACAACTCAGGTATTTTGATTGAACCACATATCTTAGAGAGACCTAAAGCTAAATCATTAACTAAGGTAACTCAGACAAGACCTGTATATGATGCACATATTGCGGCCATGGCGAGACCTGTAACAGCATCACACCACTTCTTAGAAACTGAGGTTACTAACTCATACTCATTAAGTGCCGAAAGAAAACAATATGAAACTGAAATTTCTCAATCATATGTGTTGAATGGAGAACACATATTATATGATGGTGATTCAATTGATGTGAGTAACTTATTGGTGATAACATCTCAAAAAGATGATTTGGAAGATGTGGGTAATCCACAAGTAGGTGATATGTATGCACCATCACAATATAGATATGTGGTATTAAACTACTCACAATCCGCAGATTTAGGATATGGTATTAATTGGACAACTGGTTCAAATGGTAGTTGGAACTATAATCCGATTGGAACAAATATAACAAGTAGTAGATTATCTCAACACGCTAAGAGTGAAGTATTTTTCTATAACTCAGAATTATCGGCATCATTAAACTTACCAAACTCATCTTCATTTGTACCGGCAGAGGTATCAACTGATGGATTACCATTATCGGTTTTAAATTTAAGATATTTAGGATGTAAAGTAAGTTCAGATTCCTTAACTACTAATTCCACTCAAACACCAGATGGTAAACCTGTAATCGAAATATTTAAGGCTGACCCTAATGTATTAATCAAAACATCTCAAACCGCTGAAGAAGGTAACTTAGATGTAGATACTGCGACTGG